GTTCGTGCTTCAAGAGATGAGAAACTGAAAGACTGTGATTGGACACAAGTAGCGGACGCTCCTGTTGACAAAGCAGTATGGGCTACCTATCGTCAAGCCTTGCGTGATGTAACTACGCAGACAGGTTTCCCTTGGACTATTACTTGGCCTGATGCGCCATGAGCGATGTAAGCCATGAGCAAATCTATGAGCGTCTACTAGCTGTTGAAGCTAAGGTAGACAACATAGAGAAGAATACACAAGAGGTTGTTCAAGCCTTTAATGCAGCCTCAGGAGCTTTCCAAGTACTCGAATGGATCGCTAAAGCTGTTAAACCTATTATCATCATAGGTGCTTTCTTTGGAGCTATTTACTTAGCTATTGATAGTAAATTTAATGGAGTTAAATAAAATGAACCTACCGACACGTGGACAAAGAACAGCTAAGAACAAGATGAAGAAGGTTATGGGTGAGTACAAGGAAGGTACTCTCCACAGCGGTAAAGGTGGCCCTGTGGTGAAGTCTCGTGACCAAGCCATTGCTATTGCCATGTCAGAAGCAAATAAAGCTAAAAAGAAGTCTAAAAAGGCTTGACAGTAACACTAAAGTATGTTACCATATTAATTAAGATATAAGGAAGATAATGGCTACGACATATCTACAGTTGGTAAACAACGTATTGATACGCTTGAGGGAGACTGAAGTATCGTCAGTTAGTGATACTCCTTATAGTTCCCTTATGGGTGTATTTGTTAACGATGCTAAGAGAGAGATTGAGGATGCCTACGATTGGAATGTCCTCACACAAACCATTGTAATCCCTACAGTGGCTAATACTCGTAACTATACACTGACAGGTTCAGGTCAGAGGTTCCGTACTGTAGATGTCTTAAATGACACTCAAGATGTGCCTATGAGAGCTGTAGCTACTAACTGGATGAATAGACAGTACTACTTAGGTAATGTACAGAGTGCAGCTCCGGTGTACTACAACTACAGTGGTATCTCCGGTGATGATACTCAGGTTGATATATGGCCTCGTCCTGATGGTGAATACTCATTGAGGTTTGAGTTGATTATCCCTCAGGCTGACTTAACAGCCAATGCTGATGCTTTGTTAGTCCCTCATCACTTAGTACAGATGTTAGCCTACGCTAAAGCTGTTGGTGAACGAGGTGAAGATGGAGGTACAGCTTTCAGTGAGGTTTATCAACAATATCGCTTAGCTTTGGCAGATGCTGTAGCCATTGAGCGTAACAGATACGATGAAGAAACTACTTGGGTTGATGTCTGATGGTAGCTAAAATCTTAACCACAACTGTAGCAGCTCCGGGATTCATGGGGTTGAATACACAGGATAGTTCAGTCTCTCTAGAGGCTGGCTATGCTACTGTGGCTAATAACTGTGTGATTGATAAGTTTGGACGTATTGGTGCTCGTAAGGGATGGTCTACATCTCACGCAACTAATAGTGACTTAAGTGATGCTAACGTCAAAGCTATCGGTGAGTTGATTGATAACTCAGGTAACTCATACATTATTGCTGCTGGTAACAATAAACTATTCAAGCTTGTAGGTACTACACTATCACAGTTAACCTACGGAGGTGGTGGTACAGCTCCTACAATCACAGACAGTAACTGGCAGATGGCTCCGTTGAATGGAGTCTTATATCTCTATCAAGCTGGACATGATCCTTTAGTGTTTGACCCTGCAGTAAGCTCAACTACATTTAAGAGAGTATCTGAGAAGACTGGCTATGTAGCTACAGTGTCCAGTAACAACTGTGTTATCAGTGCCTATGGTCGTACATGGTCAGCTAATAATGCTTCAGTTAAGAGTACCATTCAGTTCTCAGACTTGCTATCAGGTCATGTCTTAAGTACAGGTACAGCTGGTACATTGGATGTATCTCAAGTGTGGCCTAATGGTGCAGATGAGATTGTATCCTTAGCTGCACATAATAACTTCTTGATTGTCTTTGGTCGTAGACAGATTCTTATCTATTCCAATGCTACAGACCCTAATAATCTAACATTGTCAGATGCTATCACAGGTATTGGCTGTGTAGCTAGAGACTCAGTAGTAGCTACAGGTGGTGATGTAATCTTCTTGTCTGACTCAGGTGTACGTTCATTGATGCGTACCATTCAAGAGAAGTCAGCTCCAATGAGAGACATCAGTGCCAATGTACGTGATGATATTGTACTGGAGGTTAGTCTTGAGACTTCAGCTGATATTAAAGCTATATACTCAGACAAGGAAGCTTTCTATCTGTTAGCTTTACCAGCTCGTCAGTTAGTGTACTGCTTTGACATGAGAGCACCTCTACCTAATGGTGCTAACAGGGTTACAACATGGGATGGTTTAGTTCCAACAGCTTTTAAGTACACTCGTAATAAAGACTTACTGTTTGGAAGAGCTGGATACATTGGTAAGTATGATGGCTACAAAGACAATGCTAACTCATACTTGATGAGATACTACACTAACTACTTTGACTTCCAGTCACCAACTGTGATTAAGATTATGAAGAAGGTAGGCGTAACAGTTATTGGTGGTGGTGGTTATCCAGTTACTTTAAGGTTTGGCTTTGATTACAGTGATATTTTAAACACTAGACAGTTTAACTTAGCTAATGCTGCAGTAGCTGAATACAACATAGCTGAATATAACATTGGTGAGTATGGTGGTACAGCCTTCGATAATAAGATTATTAACATTGGTGGTTCAGGTAAGGTTATTCAACTTGGCTTTGAAACCAGTGTATTTAATAAATCAATATCCATTCAGAAACTTGATGTCTATGTTAAGACAGGGAAGACACGATAATGAGTAACTATACAAAAGCAACTAACTTTGCAATCAAGGATAGCCTGAATACAGGTAATCCAAGCAAGATCATTAAAGGTACTGAAGTTAACACTGAGTTTGATAACATTGCATCAGCAGTGAATTCTAAACCTGATGCTAATAACGGTGCATTGACAGGCACAACCACTGCGGTAAATCTTACTGTCTCTGGTACTTTTACAGCAACAGTTGACGGAGGCACATACTAATGGCTGATTGGACAGACTTAATTGGCCCATTGTTGGGCACTGCAGGTAGTGTATATAGCTCTAATCAAGCTGCTAATGCTACCACTAACGCTGCTGCACAGGCTGCACAGGCTGCACAGTTCCGTCCTGTAGGAGTTACTACAAGGTTCGGTAAGTCAGGATTTAACTATGACCCTACAACTGGACAGCTGATTGGTGCTGGTTATCAAGTAGCTCCTGACGTAGCTGCAGCTCGTGAAGGTCTAATGGGCTTAGCTGGTACTGGTATCGGTCAAGCTCAAGCACAACAGGCTGCTCAGACAGGTATAAATACAGCTGGTCAAGGACTGTTTAACTTAGGTGCTAAGTATCTTCAAAAGACTCCTGAAGATGTAGCTAAAGCATACATGACTCAGCAGCAGCAGTTACTTGCTCCCGGTCGTGAACAACAGATGGCTCAGTTGTATAACCAACAACAACAGCAAGGACGTATGGGTCTAGCTACCGGTGGAACTATGGCAGGTTATGCAGCAGGTGATCCCGGATTAGCGGCTACTAACCCTACTATTGCAGCGGCAATGAATGCTCGTGCACAACAAGATGCTCAGTTAGCTGCTAATGCTCAGACATTCGGCAATCAACAAGTACAGTTCGGTCAAGGATTGATGACTGGTGGTTTGAATCTTCAAGGTGCTGGTTATGGTTTGCAGACACAAGCTCTAGCTCCATACACTAACTACATGGCAGGTGCATCTAATATTGAAAACTTAGGTCAGAATGCTTTGACTCAAGGTTTAGGATTGGGTTCATCTATTACAGCAGGTTCTACAGCAGCAGCTAACATTCAGAATGCTGCAGCACAACAGGCAGCAGCTTTGCAGATGCAACGTAACAATGCTGTAGTTGGTGGCTTAACAGACCCTATCAGTCAGTTAATTAGTGGTCTATCTAGAGGTAGTTCTAACTATCAACAAACAGTTAATCCATACTTCCAGACAATCGGTTAATAATAAGGAATAACATGGCAACACTACCACAAGGTTTATTCGGAGGCATGGGTACTCCTGAGGAAATGCAACGACAGATGACAGAGCAAAAGGCTATGCAGTTTGCTACTATGACTCCTCAACAACAGACATCATATAACATCTACAAGAACACAGGTAACTTAGGTCGTGGCTTAGCTGGTGCTTTTGGTGTAGACGTACAAGACCCATCTATCAAGAGAGCTACTATGCTTCGTCAGATGGCTTCTCAGTATGATACTAACACACCTGAAGGTTTGAAGCAGATGGCTCAAGCTTTACAAAGTACAGACCCTGAGTTGGGCTTTCAAGTGATGCAACGTGCTCAGGCTATGGAGTTGGAAAAGGCTAAGACACTTACACAGGAAGCTCAAGCTGGTAAAGCATTGGCTGAACAAGGTAAGATTCTTCGTGGTGAAGCTAAAGATGAACAGTTACGTGCTGAGTTAGCTTCTTTACCTGCTGAAGCTACTGATAAAGCTGTTGAAGATATTGTGCGTAAGTATGGTAAGCCTGATGACATCTTTAAGACACTAGAGCGTAAGTCTACTGCTGAAGCTAATCGTATTGCTAAAGCTGATCTGGAACGTGAGAAGGCTGAGCAACGTGCTATTGAAAAGCAACGTGACCAAGAGTTTAAACAACAACTGGCGGCTATATCTGCCTCTTCTAAGTCAGCTTTGACAGGTGTTCAAAAAGAACTAGCTGAACAACGCTTAGCAGATTTAAAATCTAAACAGTCAGATAAGGAAGATAAGAAGGAAGAAGCTAAGAAGGCTGCTGTTAACCACGCTACTAAGGTTATTAATGATGTGCAGTCTGCTCAAGGACTTGTTACAGGAGTGACTACAGGTGTTGTTGGTAAGGGTTCTTCATTTGTTCCCGGCACAACCGCTTATGACCTACAACAGCGTTTAGTAACTCTTAAAGCTAACTTAGGCTTTGATCGTTTACAACAGATGAGAGATGCAAGTCCTACAGGTGGTGCTTTGGGTCAGGTTGCTGTACAGGAACTTCAAGCCTTGCAAGCCACTGTAGGATCTTTAGAGTTAGGACAATCTAAAGCAGAGCTTCAAAAGAACTTGAATAAGATTGAGAATCACTATTCAAACTGGGTTCGTACTACACAGGGGTTGCAACCTCTTTCATTAGATGAGTTCTTAAAGTCTAAGCAACCACAGACAGGTGCTCCAGCGGCTACCCAAAGTGGATGGTCTATTAAACCTAAGTCTTAATACAAGGATTCATAATGCCTACATACGTTGTTACAGCTCCTGATGGTAAGGAGTATGAGATTACAGCACCTGAAGGAGCAACACAAGAGCAAGTCTTAGCTTATGCACAGCAGAACTACTCTAAACCTGCTGAGAAGCCTCAGCGTAGTTTAGCTCAAGAGACTGGTCGTCAGTTAGGTCTTACAGCTAGGGCTGGCATTACAGGTTTAGCTTCACTCCCTGCTATGTTGGCTGAGCCTGTGGCTGCAGGTGTTAATCTGTTAGCTGGTAAGCAAGTAATGGCTTCACCAACTCAAGGATTGCAGAATGTTCTAACTGCTGCTGGTCTTCCAGCTCCTGAGACAGGTCTTGAAAGAGCTGTACAGACTGGTACAGCAGCTATGGCAGGTGTTCCAGCACAGGCTGCTATGTCAGGTACTTCAGCTGCATTGGCTCCATTGCGTCAGAACCTATTACAGCAAACTGCAGCGGCTGGTGCTGGTGGTGTGGCTGGACAGGCTGCTGCAGATGTGGTGCAAGAGGCTACTGAGAATCCACTTCTAAGTGCTATTGCAGGTATTGCAGCAGGTACTGTAGCTGGTGTTGGAGCTGCTAAGGGAGCTACAGCTGCAACTACAACTCGTGAACCTCTAATAACTCTAGATCAGATTAAGCAACGTGCTCAAAGATCCTATGCAACTGTAGATCAGCAAGGTGTCTTTCTTAAGCCTAAAAGTGTTTTAGATAACTTTAACAATATTGAAGCTGCTTTACTAAAAGAGAACTTTAATCCTAAACTTAAAGCGCATGAACCTGTTGCCCAAGTGCTTGAACAAGTTAGAGACATGGTAGGAACTCAAAGAGTTTCTTTCACTAAGCTAGAGCAGATGAGGTCTGCCTTAGTGGACTTGAAGTTAGAGAAAGACGCAGCAACTCGTAAGTATGCAGGACAGGCTGTATCTGAACTAGATAACTACATTACTAAGCTAGGCTCTAAAGATGTATTGGCTAGTCAGGGTAATTTAGGTACAGCTGTTAAAACTGTACAGGATGCACGTAAGGACTGGCGTAACTTATCTCGTGCTACTGTCTTAGAAGATGCTTTGAATGTTGCTGAAGCTCGTGCATTAGACCCTAAAGCTTCTGAGGGTGAGTTGATTCGTAGACAGTTAATTAATCTAGCTGCTAATAAAGACAAGATGAGATTCTTTTCAGAGCGTGAGAAGAATGCTATTAAGAGTGTAGCTTCTGGGCCTGTTGGAGATCCTTTACTGTCTCTTGTAGCTCGTCTGAATCCTGAGCGTAGTGCTCTTATGCAAGCTAGTACTGTAGCAGGTTCCTTTGCTAATCCAGCAGCTGCAGCTACAGTGGCAGGTCTAGGTTACGGTGCTGATAAGCTTCAAGGTGCTCTACGTCAACGTGGTGTAAATAGACTGATCTCAGATGTAGCATCTGGACAGGTTCCACAGATTCCTCCTAATATGGCATGGCGAGGAATGTTGTCAGGTGTTCCTCAAGAACCACAACAGTAAACCCAATGAAGAGGCTAACTCTAGCCCTTCTTCTAATCCTTTTTACGAGTTTTATAGCGACAGCTGGCTTCGACCCTAATGCAGATAGATGTGTTAGGTGGACATGGAAGTGGGCGGCTGACTATAAGACTCGTATTGTCGTATGTCTAGAATGGAAGAAAGCATATAACAAATGATTGATCCAATGACAGCCCTTGCTGGCATACAGTCAGCTATTAGCATGGTTAAGAAGGCTAGTAAGGTAGCCAACGATCTAGGCTCTCTTGCACCTATGATTGGTAAGATGTTTGATGCCAAGAGTGTAGCTACAAAGGCTATGCTTCAGGCTAAACAGTCTGGTAAGGGTTCCAACATGGGAACTGCATTACAGATTGAGATGGCTTTGGAGCAAGCTAGAGCCTTTGAAGAAGAACTTAAGATGCTCTTCATGCAGACTGGAAAGATTGATGTCTGGAACAAGATTAAGGCTAGACAAGCTGAGATGGATTTAGCTGATGCCAAGGAGCTAAGTGCTCTGAAGAAAGCTGAGAAGGCAGCTAAGGAGAAAGAACAAGAGATGAATGAGATAGCCATGATTATAGGTGGTGTCTTCTTTGTTCTATTCTTAGTGTTTGTTGGTGTCAATGAGTTAATGGACTTCTGTACAACTACTCAAAGGTGTGGACGGTAATGAATGAGTACCAGAAGACATTTGACCTGTGCCTGAAGATATTTGTCTATGGTCTAGTAGCTCTGTACTTCTTAGGCTTCCTTAAGTTTCTCCCTGATGATCTTTCTGACAAGATTGTTACTTTATTATTATCTAAGATAGGACTCTAATGTTATCACTATTTTCTACCCTTGGTGGTCTACTAATCTCAGGTCTACCTAAACTATTAGACTTCTTCCAGAACAAAGCTGATCAGAAGCATGAGTTAGCTTTAGCTCAAGTGCAGACTGAACGTGAACTTCAAATGGCTGCAGCTGGCTTTGCAGCTCAAGAGCGTATTGAAGAAATTCGTACAGATCAGATTGCTATGCAGACTGATGCTCAGATGACTGAAGCTGCATTGAAGCATGATGAGAAGATCATGGAGAGAGCTAGTACATGGGTAGTTAACTTTGTAGGTACTGTACGTCCTATTGTAACTTACATCTTTATTCTTGAGCTATGTGCCATCAATGCTTGGATTGCAATCTATGTCAGTAACCATCCTGAGTTGATTACAAGTATTGATAACTTGATTGCAGTCTCTGACATTATCTTTAGCAGTGATGAGATGGCTATGCTTGGAGGTATCATAGGCTTCTGGTTTGGCTCACGTAGCTGGAGTAAGAAGTGAAGCTAAGCAAAGCTGGAGCTGACTTGATGCACAGGTTTGAGGGATGCAGGAATAAACCTTACCTGTGTCCTGCTCATATCTGGACTATTGGCTATGGTCATGTTCTATATCAGGAACAGATACGCTTACCAATGGTAGCTAAAGAGGGACAACCTACGATGATTCGTAAGGAGTACCCATTGAAACAGGAGGATAACCGTGTATGGTCTAAAGAGGAAATCGATAAACTATTCGCAGATGATGTCGGTCTTTTTGAACGTGGTGTTCTTCGACTTGCTCCTACTCTATCTGGTCGTCAAGGGGCTTTCGATGCGTGTGTCAGCTTTGCCTTCAATGCCGGACTGGGCAATTTTCAGCGGTCTACTATTCGGATGAAGATCAATAGAGGTGAATGGGATGCAGCTGCTGAAGCTTTCATGCAGTGGACTAAGGGAGGTGGTAGAGAGTTACCCGGATTAGTTAAACGAAGGAAAGCTGAAGTAGTATTATTCTTAAGCGATGATGAAATAGAATAAAATAAAGCCCCAAAGGATCACTCCTAAGGGGCTTTTTTAGTGGCATAGCCACGGAAGTTACTGTCCTAGAATAAACGCTAGTGTTATAAAACCTATGTGTAAGTAGATAACTTGATTAGCTTCCTCTGACATATTGTTCTCCTCATCCATGATATAAAGCTCATCAGCTTCTATACCAAAGACTAAGCCAGTCTTGAATTCAAAGTCTAGTATCATATCTCACATACGCCAGCGGTACAGGCCAACTGCTGAGCACCTTCTACGTTGTCAGTGCCTTCAACCAGTTTATCCCAATCAATACCTAGAGGCATATTGGCTACCATGTCGTGATACTCAAACTCAGTCATGGACTCATAAGGAGCTTGTCGGTATGTTCCACCATCCATCGGTAGGAAACTCACACCTGTAATCTCATCAAAGTTATTCCACACCCAAGCCCCAACTTCAGGCCATTCATTCTCGTTCACTGAGATAGTCACTGAAGGCTTATGCTCACAGTAGTGACGCTGGAACAGGAGCCACAAGCGAAGATGCTTAATGGCATTCAAGTCTTCACGCAGTACAGCACCCTTCTCAACTCGCATGGGGAAGCTAAAGATAGTTGTGCTATCAGGCTTCATCACACAAGCCTCTGAAGGAAATCCTTGAGACTTCAGGAAGTCAGTTAGAGGGTCTTTGTTATCAGAGCGTACACGACGAATAAAGTACTGACTATGCTGAGGGTGGATACCACTAGCAGTGCCTGTAAGCTGAGAGACAGTCCCCTCTGGCTTAATGGCAGTGATGGCAGCACTACGATTAATACCGATAGCGTCAGCAAACTCAGCGTTAGTATCAATAGCCACATTCTTCATTCCTTCCAAGATAGCAGGTAGTTCAGTACTGTCAGGATTATTCAACAGTGCATTATCCAAGATACCAGTCATAGACACACCCAACAAACGCTCATCTTCAGTGTTTGTCTGCCACACCTTACGAAGGTACGGAAAGTGAGTCATTGTCGATTGAAAAGTCCCCAGAATAGTAGCCAAGCGCACCTTATTCCGTAGAGTATCCACACTATCGCTGCTCCGAACAATAACAGAAGACAGATTACAGAATTGATAAGGTCTAAGGATAATCTCACTGCAAGGGTTTGTACCCCACTCTTTACCCAATTCCCTACGTCCACTTTTAGCTGCTTGAAGTTCACTTGCATAACGATTAAAGATGCCTCGCTCTCCAGAATGTGATTCATAAATGCTTGACCACTCACGCATGAACTTACCAACCTCAGGCTTAACTTCGTAGATGGCACTGTTGTTAGCCAAGGCTCGTTGACCATTACCGTCCCACCAGTTACCAGCTTTAGCGTGAGCCATACGATCATCACCCAAGTCTGACAGAGAGATCATGGCAGATCTACGAACTCCACCTACAACAACTACTTCTCCCACCTTACATAATATGTCATGTGCTTCCAGCGAGGTGAGCTTACGGCCCGTTGCCCCTTTGAATTTAGCAGTGACGTAATGGAATAAGGATACGAGAGGTTCAGGCCCTGACGCTCTTCCACCAAAAGTCTTAAGTCTTGCACCAGCGGGTCTAACACCGGAGACATCCCACTTTGGAATCTCACCAGCATATAGCAAGGCAATGACTTGTCGTAAGGCTTTAGCCCATCCCTCTTTGGAGTCTTTAACATTAATGACAGTGCCACTATTGTACAAATCAACTGGAATCTCAGGTAACTTAGATACATACTTTTGCTCCACACTAAAGCCTACACCAGTACCACACAGTAGAATGTACATAGCCTCATCAAAGGCTTTGGGATCATCAATGGGTAGGTATGAACAGTTATAACCAGCAATGTTCTGACGCTCCAAGGCATCACCAGCTGTCATGATGCTTCGCATTGATGGCATCACTTCTAAGTTAGTCACAGCAGACTGCAGCTCGTTACGTAGTGGCTGTGTCAGTGTGTAGTCATGCTTATCTTTCAAGTGCTTGGTCATGAAGTCAAAGTATCGGGCTACAGTCTCAGGCCAGTGCTCTCTACGGCCTTTATCATCCAAGTAGCGAGAATAACGGCTCTTGCCAATGTATTCTTGGTATGGTGTCATAGTTGTTGTTGTCATCTTAGTCTAGTTCCTTTATTAAATATTCTTGTTTCTTCTCAATCACATCATCAAATCTTTCAACAAGGTCATCACTCTGGAGTCCTAGCAGTTCCAAGAGTGTGACCTCATCCAAACGCTTGAGAGCCTCTTTCAGTTCTTCAAAGGTTATGTTTGACACGTTTATCAATCTCTCTGTCAATGTACCACTTAGCCTTCTTCAGGTCTTCAATGGCATCTTTCTTAAGGTCACAACGCCAGATATACTTGATTGCATTACCTAAGTTAAAGCCCATGTGCTCAGTAACTTGGATACATTCAATACCTGATGGATGTTCAGTGTAGTGCTTAGGTTGATTAACTACATCTACTTCTCCCTCTTTACAGTCAACCCACTCTTTAATGGCTTCACTTAAAGGCTTTGAAGACTCTTGAATGTACATATTACGAGGAACCCATCTATCAAACTGAAAGCAATGGTTACAAGGGTGAATGCTTTTATCTAGATTGCTATAAAAGCAAGTATTACATTTATCAATTACCATACTTCCTCCCAAGGTATTCTACGCTTAAGAACATCTCATCGAAGTGTCCGTCCTGTACTTCATTCATCATCAGTAAGCCCCTCCAGTGTCTATTGCTTAGTTGATCCATATAAGACTCATCGTGTAGGTAATAACTCCCAACAATGATAGCGCATATAGGCTTTCCATCAGCACGTTTTCCATAGGCGATTTGCTTTCCCTGTTGGTGTCCTGCAACACAAGACATATGTAACTTATTAATGATAGCACTAGCAGCACCAGCAGGTCTTCCCATCGCACCAACGGGCCAATAATGATTGAAACCCACACCATTGATAAACACAGGGTGAAGGAAACCGTGTACTTCCCAATCTTTCTCATACTCAAGATCCTTTGTAGATATTAAGCCTTCAAGTGTAGGATTATTGTTAATAGCTCTATCAATCCTGTTCTCATGGTTTCCTAAAGTCATCACCATACGAGGCTTGTACACCTTGTGCTTAGATGACTTCTGAGACTTCTGAAGTTCCCTCAAAGGAGCCAATAACAACTTCATGGCATCCTTAGCAGATTCAATGTCCTTCTTGTAACGCAGACCTTCAAAGTATTTACTTCCCTTGATGTCGTGAGTGCTAAGGCTTGGCATATCTGCAAAGTCACCTATGTTAATCACTACATCAGGTTTGTAATCGACAATGGCTTTACCAGCCCATGTCAGGTGCTCTAAAGGTACACCCTCTTTAATCTGACAGTCCGGGATTACTAGAATCTTCAATGTCTTCTCCTTCAACTGTTAGTCTTTCACCTTCACGTATCATAGATTTAAAAGTTTCTAGGATACCGAAGGATATGAGTGATTGAGCTTCTTCAGCTGTGAGGTCAAACTGATAAGTGGCATCACCATTCTCATGTTCTTTAATCAGATTTACGTTCACTCTCAGCCTCCTTTAAGAATTCTTCAGCGTCTTTAACGTACATAAAGTATCCTAAGACAACTGCAATGGCTGCACTAACTTTCTTGTTATCAGCAATGTCTTCAGGGTGACTACTAAGTCCTCCATTTAGAGTATTTAAATAAGTCTCTTTAAGTTTTTCAACAAGAATAGCATCTGTGAAATCATCCCAAGCATAACGAACCTCAGGTGAATTCTCTAGAGCTTTAATAATATTATTTAACATATTTAGAACCTTTTTCATTTAACCATGACATTGGAATATCTTTATCAGCATACTTGAATCCATGCTTAGTGCACCAATCCCCGTATGTAGTTTGGCTTATCTTTGAGAGTTTAGACTTAGAGTTACTGAAGACAAATCTAATATCAAGTTCAGGATGTTGTTCCTTCACCATCAAATGCTTCTGTCTATCAGCAGTCACGAACCTACCTTTGCTCTCAATGATAATACCGTTACTCAGTAGTAAGAAGTCAGGAGTGTATGTACGTTTCTTCTCAGGCTGCGTATACCCAATCACTAGCTTCTCATACTCAAATGGAACACCTAAGGCTACTAGGTTATCAGCTATCTTATCCTCTAAGCCAGATCTAAAGCCATGCTTCAAAGCTACTTGTCTAACTGTCAGTGGCTTCTTACGCTTCGGCTTCATGGTACTCCTTAGTAATATGATACTGGTGCAAGAAAGCTCCAAAGGTATCTACAAACTCTTCATCATGTGTAAGCTTACCCATTGTAAACATAATGGCATGAACTAACTCATGGTAGAAGGTTTGCTCAGTGGTCTGCTTGTTCATGTCCATACGAATAGAAATGACTTGCTTCTCAGGGTCACACTTACCCATATCATCCATGTGCACTACGTAGTTAACGTACCACTTTGATCCTGCAAGTTCAAAGGAGGTTGCCACATCTGGTTTGCTTTTCTTCTTAGCCATAGGAGCTTACCGTTTTCCAGTACCCTGTCAGTATTGCTGTCATAAGCCTTGATACAAGCTGCATATAATTCCTCTTCGGTTGTACAGTCTTTGAGAATCTTATCAGCCTTTACAGGGCCAATACCTCGTATACCTTCAATGTTATCAACTCTGTCACCTGTCAGTATCTGTTTATAGAAACTGTACAAGCCTTCAAACTCAGTAACATAATACTCCTCATCCTTTACAGGATTATAGTGCCACCCCGGTAACTGATCTAGATCCTTGTCAACGTGGACGATCCAGTAGTTACCTTCAGTGGACGCTATGCCTACAGCATCATCAGCTTCCTCGTTCTCAGACATCTTAGCACCGAGCTTCATGAGATGGTTTCTGAGAGCATCGTAATGTTTAGGCTTGGGAGCATCTTTACGATTACCTTTGTAAGGAACAGTGGTAGCTATCTCAAATCTAAAGTTAGTTTTACCTGTAATCCAAGCTCTGTAGTCATCACACTTCAGACGCATATAGATGATGTCGGTAAACCACTCTGTGAGTCGATTTAGTGCCCACTGTTCTTCTTCTTCCTCATTGGAGAAGCCAACTTTATAAACTAAAAAGTCAGCATCTACAATAGCCTCAGTAGGCTTATCAGTCACCTGACGGTTAGAGGACATCGTCCGCTGTCTCTGTTGCTTCTTCACCTTCAGGAGAGTAGACTTTCAACTCAGTAATGATGAGTTTCTTAATTGAGGGTGCAGCACCAAACTTAGCTGACATCTTGTGGCGGTATGAGGAGACAACTGCGTGACACTTAGTACCATTACCCATCATGGCAATGTCTACAGGATTACCTTCCTCATCCACAGGTGTGAACAAGTAAGTTGACTTAGCAACAATAAAGTTACCCATGCTCTCTTTGTTCTTGATGTTGATGCCAAGCTCTTTAAGCTTCTCACAAGCTGCATCACTCAAGTTACCAATGGTACATTCGTACTTCTTGTTGTCTTCGTTAAACTTAGTGTTAAAGGTGTTCATCCAGTTACTCCAGAAGATTTCACCAGCAACTTTAACGGGTTTCAGTGTATCAATACTCATTTCATTTTCCTTTAGTTTCTACTATCAATGCAGCTCTTGGGACGGGTGAGCTGTATTACCCGATGCTAGATCTTCTAAGTGCACAAGTGCTGATAAGAGCACAGTGTACACCTCTTCAAGGTCTAGATCCTCTCCTATCTTAATCTTGAAAGTTTCCCCTTCAACACTAAATAGAATCTGATTCTTGTCAATGTGTTTCACGCCAGTTGTTACCAATTTTAAACTCCCCGTCTAATGGACAACGAAGCTTAAAGTGTTCACCAGCTTCAACGATACTTTGCTTTGCAGCCTCACCTACCATTGTAGCATATATCTTAGGAACTTCAAGTTGAAATTCATCATGGACATTAGCTACCAGCTTCACAGGCCACTTGTTAGCCTTAGTCTTATCATAAAATAGTACTAAAGCTTTCTTCATTACGATTGCACCTGCACCTTGAAGGAGGGAATTAAGAGCTGCGTGTTCCGAGCGTACCCATATCTTACGACCATCAAGCCCCGGTACAAAGCCCTTACCCGCATATCTGCTAACCGTACTTCTAAGACGTTGTAAGGCTGGTGTGTTCGTAAGAAAGGCATCGATAAGTTTCTGTCCCGCTTTAGAATTACCACCGACAATGGAGCCAATCTTAGCTGGCCCTGCACCGTATAGGAATGCGTAAATAAATGTCTTCGCTTGATCCCTTGTCTGTAAACCTGCAGCTTTCTGGTTCTGCGTGTGAACATCAGTTCCATCCTTTGATGATCCTTCAGTGACCGTTTTAACATAATCTTCATCTTTCATATAATGTGCAAGCATACGAAGCTCAAGGCCACTAGCGTCGCAACCAACCAATACGTTACCTGCTTCCACAGTCCAACATTCTCTGCACTCTGGGCCATAAATACTTCCAGCATTAGGAATCTGTGCCATGTTAGGACTACTGTGTGTCATCCTACCAGTTACAGCTCCATTCGTTATTACCTTACCGTGAACTCTACCGTCCTTACCCACAGCCTCTAGCCAGCTTTCAATCTGAGCTACTCGTTTCTGCAGCATCAAGTATTCAGCAATCATCTGAGCCTCAGGTAGAGGAACCTTAGCAAGTACAGACTCATCGACAATAGCCTGACCCTTCTCAGTGAACACCTTAGGTTTCCATCCTAGCTCCATCAGTTTCTCTCCAATTTGCTTTCTACTTCCGGGATTGAAAGTATCAATGCAGTCTTTAATGGGCTTTCCACTGGTTTTGTGGAACCTTTGTGTGATGACTGGAGGCCATCTCTCTTGCATCTGTTCATAGATTCCTGCCATCTTTCCCTTGATGTCAGCAAGTAAACAGGTTGTATAGGCTTGATCGAGTTTGAATCCATGACGTTCCTGTTCAGCAATGATAGATGCTACCTTATGTTCAAGAGTAAGGCTTTCTTGTGAAAAGTCCTTCTTAGTGAATTCATCAGTAAGATGCTTATAAAGATTGCAAGTGACCTCAACGTCCCTAATGCAATAATGCTCAAGAAGACCCATGTGAGGAACATCAAAGCACTCACCCTTGTACTCCTCTCGTTTGTCCATTAACCATTGCCACACTCCTTTGTAGTTAACCTTCTTCACCTTCAATCTCTCGCCCCAAGCGTCTAAGCTGTGACCGTTCTCTATTGAGGGATCTAGCAGTCTTGAGGCTATCAGTGTATCGAACACTTGGTTCAAGCGAATCTTCGTACTCCAAAGCCTGTTGAGTATCGAGAAATCGAAGCTTATCCCGTTGTGGGCTACTATCAATGTAACGTCCTTTAAATACTCCACGAGGCTGTCTGCTGCTTTCCATACGTTCACTTCTCCGCTGTCAATGTCCTTAGTTACTACCATCCAAATCGTGTTGTGATCTAAGGTTGTTTCTATGTCCAATACGATACGCTTCATATTCTGCTTTCAAGTCTTCATAGTGGTGAATAAGTAACTGATACTTGTCTTGCATTTCATAGTACTTAGTCTCCAAGTCAAGCATTCTACCAGCTATGGTGTCTAGGTCAAGCATCGTTCTTTCCTCTATACGTTAGTTCAGGGCAATGATACAGTGTGCCCTTCCAGTCAGTATGGTAGGCAGTCTTTACAGGGTCTGCTGCGGTTACTAGTAATATATTCCTCTTACGTTCTTTAGCTCTTCTCTTGTAAGCATTAGCCTTATCTCTGTTGGCTTTAGCCCATGCTCGTTGTTTCTGCCTGTTCCTCTCCTTACGGGCTTCAATGATAGCATCAGCTTCGTCTTGATTCTCAACATTCTTAACCCACTTGCTCATTTTGCAGCCTCCATGTACAGACCCACGTTCCCTAGCGCATAACCAATGAAGGCTATACCTAAGCCAGTGTTACCTTTAACGATCAAGTCTACAGCTACTACAGCATAGACAACACCCACTACAGCGATTAACCATGCACTCATAGTACTTCCTCCAACATCTCCACCATGCGTCCAGTATCCATGTCGTACTTCAACACACAAGCTGGGCCTGTATAACCATTGTAACGATTCTTAGCCACTGAGATCTTAGTCTGATGTCTCTCATTGTCATCTGCTGCCATCGAGTTACGCTCCAAGGTAATCACAGCATCACTCAGTTGAGCAATAGCACCTGAGCCTCTGAGCTGCGACAATGAGACACTACCACCATCTTCGTGACCTTGATTCCCTTGCAGTCTACGAAGGTGACTGACACAGATCAAGGTAATCTCCAGCTCTTGCACCAGTGTACGAAGCTTCGTCATCATGTTATCAATAGCCTTACGCTCATCTCCATTGTCTTGACCAGATATAACAATACTGATGTGGTCAAGAAAGATAACCCTGCAATCGCAAGCTTTAGCCATGTATCGGATTCTGTTGGCAATGTTATCAACGTCACTGCTACCGAAGTGGTCAAAGAGATACACACGATTAGTGCCAAGTGTTGCATCGAAAGCATCTTTAAGCTCCTGTTCAGTTGTTGGGGTGTCAGGTAAGTGCAGTAGTTTGTTAGCGTGTAAGCTCATGATACTTCGAGCTGTCTTTCGAGTGGACTCCTCAAGGAATAAACCTCCAATGTTCCACTTCGTAGTGTTCAGTATATTGAACAATATCTCTCGCAGAAATTGACTCTTACCTAGTCCTGAACCTGCAGTGACTGTGATTAACTCTGAAGGTCTGATACCATAGAGAAGCTTATTCAAGCCCTTCCACGGATACATAGCCTCAGCCTTAGCCTCAGGTTTAATGACTTCCTCCCACAGAGATGCAGCATTGATGATGCCATCTGGGATGTAAACCTCAGCTCTCCACCACTCATTCACAAACTCTTTGGTAGCACCTGCAATGAGGTAGTCACAGGCATCTTTGTAGCCACTCAAGTGCTTCACAATCTTAGCCTTCTGACCGAACAGTTCAGCCACTTCCTTAGATGCCTTCTTACCGGGTTCATCAGCATCAAAGCAGATCACAATGCTATCGAAGGAGTTTAGCCACTCATACTGTGCCTTGCAGTCCTTTAAAGCTGCCTGTGCACCGTTTCTGACTGACACCACAGGGTAGAGGCTACCATTCATCTGAAAAGCTGCTAGAGCGTCAAGTTCTCCTTCAGTGATGGTGACTGCCTTGCCACCAGCGTGAAAGAGCTGCTGTCCGAAAAGCCTAGCATTCGTGAATGTTCCAAGAATGCTGAAAGTTTTGTCTGCCACTCGTCTAAGTTTTGCTGCAACAACTCCTCCGGCATCGTCAGTGTAAGGATAAAAGTGCTGTCCATTATCTTGTGTAACTCCATATTTCTCACAGGTTTGAAGGGTGATACCTCTATCAGGTATCGACTTGATGGTTCCTTTGATGTCTAACATCATGGTCTTTCGTGGTGCTACTGCTTGTTGCATAACTGACAGTTCATCAGCATCAGTTTCATTGTAGTAAGTATTGCATGAGAAACAATACGTGTGATTGTCATCGTATAAGCCATTGGCATCTGAGCTACCACAGGCATCACAGGCAATGTGCTTGATAAGCTTAGACTCACTTGGCTTAGGTTTACGTACTAGGTTTAGCTTCATTGTCTTGAGCCTCCCTAAGTTCCTCAATGACCTTCAGTGCCTTCACATCGAGGTAGCCATAGTAGATTTCACCCCTGAGCTGGAAGGCTGTGAAGTCCTGCAACAGTTCAAGACAATCAGCTATCAACTTAGCATCATTATCCCCTTGAATGATGTTAGTTGGGAAAGGCCAAGGCTTATCAGGATCAATGTTTGTGTTCATTTGCTTAGTACCAGTTTAATTAAAGTTAAGATAACGACAAATAAAGCCATTACCATTTGAACGGGTCTTCCTGAGCTGCTACGTACCCGCTGTGTACCTTGTTTAAGACAGCCTCAGCAACATGAGACATTACCTTACCTTGTCCATTGTTCATTATCAGTTCAGCCATACTGTCAATGACAGACCAATACCAACACTCATACTGAACGACATCCAAGTCTTCACCGTCATCCTCAAACATTTCAATAGACATAAAATTATCCTTTCAATCGTGTCTTACGACACTGGGTTTATAGTCCAACTTTTACACTTTAAAGTCTTTATAAGTATATTACTTAAATAATACTTATATAGTGTATTTAACTTCTATGAATCATCCTAGATACTTTGTAGTATCTTTAAAGTTAGGGTAGCACACTTTGTACAGATTGTCAATGGTCTCCTTCACTGTTGGTGTCGCTAACGTGACTCTCACTCTCTTCATCTAATCCATCATCTATGTCATCCGAGGATATTAAATCTTTACGATCCTTTGTAGGTAGGTGTGAGTCAGCCTGTACAGTTTTAAAGCATTGCTGACATAGGTCAATGAATGTACCAGTTACAGCGTGTTTACGTGTACTTTCATAGTCTGTTAGAATCCTGTCACAACATAAGCATTTCATACGTCTTCCCTCACTTCAATCAAGTCCATTTCCTCAGGGTCATACCCTAGCTGCTCATAGACCATGCTTTCAGCTTCTTCCTCACTGGAGGCATAAACCCATATGTCCATTGTCGGGCTTACCTGATAGCAATACTCATTCATTTTCTTTGGTTCCTTTATCCAGTCTTTTAAGTCAACATCTGAGATCATTTACACATCCTCACTTTCTAAGGTCATTTTAAAGTGCAGGTGTTCACCCCAATCGTTGAACTTACCCCTGAGTGTGTCCAATACTTCCTCAATGGTTTTGTCATCAAGCAAAGCATCAAACTTTATAGTAACCACTTCCACTTTAGGGTTATCATTTGTGAACCCTACAATAGAGCCTTTATTGTATAACATAGCACCTCCGGTATTAAGTTGTTAAAATGTAGGCTAAAACAGCCCTTTAAAGCCCTTCTAGGCATGGTCTAAGTCATGGTCAATGGTCAACTGTTCCATGTGTTCAGCTTTATATTTCTTTGAACCCTCCCATTGAAGGTTCTCCCATTGATCGTGTGAGATAACCTCAAGCAAGTTAATACCCTGATACATTGCAGAGTCTAAGCTTCTACAATCCCCATCTTCGTCAATCTGACATTGAACGTCAACGATAGCACCTGAATCCTCTAATTCACCTACAAAGTGAAAGGTTATTGTGTCGATTGTCATTGTATTGTGTCCTTACGTTGAATATGTTTAGCGAATAGCCACTTATCACCTAGGTTCCTGATTGATCTCACCCATTTAAGCCTATAGCTTCGCCTTACGTGTTCCGGTACGTCATAGGACTTGAAAATATCACGTGAGTGCTTTAGTAGTTTAGTGTTCATAATGTTACTGTTTCCCTATATAGCTTGAGTGTACATATACTTAGAATAATCCCATGCTTCTAAGTTGTCAATTATTACCTTGCTTTCAGTACTTCTAGAAGCCTCTTTAAGCGCATCTTGAGAGTCAGTGGCTCCGATCATTATGAAACCATAACGGCCTCTGTAGCGGTAGCTTTTGAGGCCTTTGATGGCCAATGGTTTATTGTGTGTTGTTTCAATCATGATTATTTCACCTCTACGCATGAGCTATCAAAACAAAAACTATATCCCTTGCCATCGGCTGAATCACCATATCGCATGAAATCAAGATTCCAATCAAGCTTATGCTTAGCCACTAAAGCCTTGACAGCTTTGAAATGTACGTCAACACCACTCAAAGCGTGATCGTATGGTATAGAGACTTCAAAGCCCTTGTTGTTATTGTTAAAGTAGTTACACGTATACGCTTTGATGCGTGAGCCTCTGGTGTTAGTAGGGCCGAAATACTTTGTGTGAATAGCGATCATGTTAAACCTTTAAAGTTAGGCCGTAGCCTTTGGTTACTGCGACAGTGCAGTGCATAGCAGTCTGTCACACTGCTACACAATAGGCTGTCACTTAGGGGACAAGGACGTCAAAGTATGCAAGTGCACCGATAGCCAATAGCAGACCGATACTGACAGCACATAAGACATCATAAAATGTTTGTTTGTTCATCATTTTAATTCCTCTGTGATTGTGGTAAATGATACAGGTAAGCCATCGAAGTTGTCAGTGTACCATGCAAGCTCATGTTGTACCCTGTCTTTAGAGGCACTGGCAAAGCCTACAAAGTCACCGTCTACAAAGCCCTCTAGTGAGTATGAGTGGATCCCGTATTGGTCTTTGTATGTGATGTGAATGAGTTGTTCTTTCATGTTGCTATGTCCTTAGTTGGTTGGTTGGTACGCATGTTACTACGCAAGCAGTGTGCCAACTTTGCAGTTTACCCCTGACTAACAGGTTATCCACAAGCATCTCTAGAGTGTGACTGTGTAGTTATCCACAGGCTAAATAGTTATCCACAATTCCTAGAGTTATCCACAGGGTGCACTGTATTGGTGATAATATGCACTATAATGGTGAAGTGATACCCTCAAATGCACCATGTTGGTGATACTGATT